TGACCAGCTCATCACACTGCATGTTCAGGAAGACTTGCCTTCGTGGATCACTGACGCGCTCTATGCTGATCGTCTGGACCTGTCGAAGAAGAATTTCGAGGATGACGATGACCTTGCCACACGGGGCAAGGCGTTTCTGGAGACACGCAAGCTGGAGCTGTGGGAGAAAGGTCACGTCGCTAGGCTTGAGCACAAATTCACGACCTTCGAGATTCCGCAAAAGCACAGACCTTTCATTCTCGATCCGTCGCGGATTGAGGAGAACCAGTCCACAGCTGCTGTGCGGAAGTTCCTCGTGGATCCGGTTGCTGTGTTCTTGCTCATCATGGGCTTGCCTAGCCGTGGGAAGTCACTGGCGGCTGCCTATGGGTTGTGTGCCTACGAGGACACGCATCCGTGGCCTCGCTTCTTGACCTCTGGCCAGTTGCTGCGACTGGTTCACTGGAAGGAAGCTGATGCTGAGCGGATTGCCTCGATCGAGCAGGCCGAGTGCGTTGTGCTCGATGAGCTTGGTCAGGAGCCTTTGGACGCCAATGGCGTTGGCTTGTCGAAGATCGAGGACTTCATCACCGCGCGGTACAACAGCGGTCGCAAGACCATCTTGACCACCAACGCGACCGCTCTCGTTTTGTCTGACCGCTATGGGGGACGTGTCATGGAGCGGATCGAAGAACTTGGCGGGGACCTGCTCGATGTCAGCCAAGACCGAAACTATCGGGTGCCCTGAAATCTTCAGCCTGAAGATTTTCCTTCACCTCGAAAGTTTTGACGTGATACTTTCCACCTTCGGGATTTCGTGATCCTCTACGACTTTCACTGCGAAGCCTGTGACCATGCCTTCGAGTCCCTTGTGACTCGGGGTTCGACGGAGGAGCCTTGCCCGCTTTGTGGGGTGAACGCTTCTCGTGTCCTGAGTGCGGCCCATGTTGGGCTGATTGGCAGTGACCCTCTCCGCCGCGCGGAGGCCCTCCAGAAGCGCTCCCATGACCATTCGGTTGGGGAGGCCAAGAAGAATCCGGAGAGACTCGCGCGTGCCTACGGGGCCAAGCCAAAGTCGCAGGCGCGGTGGAACATCAGAGGCGCACAGAAGTCCTCCCAGTGAGGACCGATGGCACCCACATCTGTTCCGTTCGTCCAAGGTAGCTGGACTAGCAAGGCTGCGGCCACCGCGCAGGTGACCAGTGGCTCCGCGAACGATGTTCGCGAGCAGATCTTCCTCGCTGTCTCTCAGAGCGGTGAGGTGGGTCGCACCTGTGACGAGGTCGAGGTTGAACTCGGGATCCTGCACCAGACCGCCAGCGCGCGCATCAAGGAGCTGATCTCTGCTGGCCGGCTGGTGGATGCCAAGTTCACCCGGCCCACGCGCACCGGCTCACCTGCGCGGGTGGTGGTTGATCAGATCTACGCATCCCCCAGCCAGACGGCGATCGTGATCCCCACCAAGACGGCGTCAGGGTACACGCCGCCTGTCACGTGGCTTGGTCTTCAGGGTGCGAAGTACCAGCTGATCCAGACCATGGACCAGTTCAACCGGTTCATCGGTTTGCTCAAGGCCCAGCCGATCATCGCGGTGGACACCGAGACCAGCGGCTTGGATTGGGTGCGCGACCATGCGTGTGGTCTCGTTTTCGGATGGGGGTTGGATCACAACTACTACCTCGCGATCAACCACGTCACGGGCGAGGACCAGCTGTCACTCGACGAGATCCGTGGACCGCTGCGTGAGGTGCTGGAGAACCCCAACGTCCAGAAGATTTTCTGGAACGAGGTTTTCGATCGGCACTTCTTGTCGAACGCCGGGATCATGGTGCAGGGGCTGTGCCTCGACGGCATCTGTCTCGTGCACTTGCTCGATGAGGAGGCAGAGAAGGGGCTCAAGGAAGTCTCCTGCAAGTACATCGATCGCCGCTGCGACAAGTGGGAGAAGGAGGTCGATCGCTGGCGCAACGATGAGGCCAAGCGGCGCCGCAAGGAGTTCTCACAGCTGCTGAAGAACACCTACAACAACAAGCGGCTTGAGATCGAAGAGACGTATCGTCGCGCGCACCCGCAAGCCACGTTCACGCAGAAGCCGGCCGATGTGCGAAAGAAGCACCGGCAGATGGTCAAGGAGATGCTCAAGGACCACCCTTGGGCTTCGGTCAAGAAGACAGACATCAGCTACGACCAGGTGCCTCTGCAGGTGCTGGCGCCGTACGCATGCGCTGACGTGCACTACACGTGGGTGATGTTCCGTGACCTCTACGCGCAGGTCATGAGCCACGACGGTCTCAAGATCCTCCTCAAGAACGAGATCGAGCTGTCGCAGACGCTCTACGAGGTCGAGACGAGAGGGGTCAAGATTGACGTCCCCTACCTGCAGTCGCTGATCGGTCCGTTCAAGCAGGAGATCGCGGAAGCCGAGAAGGAAGTGTACGCGTCCATCGGCTACGAGTTCGACATCGACTCCAACGAGCAGCTGATCAAGGCGCTGCAAAAAGCTGGCTGTCATCTCACCAAGCTGACCAAGAAAGGTCGGGACAAGCAGCAGAAGGGCCTTGAGCCGCTGGCCAAGGAGTTCTCTGTCGACAACGAGGTGTTGGAGTCCCTCGCTGCCACGTACGACTTCGCCCACAAGATTCAGACGTACCGCGAGAAGCGGAAGATGTTGAAGACGTACGTCAACAACATCATCAAGCTGGTGGACGAAAACCACTACCTGCACAGCCGCTTCAACGCGAACGTGGCCACGGGACGCATGTCGTCCAGTGACCCGAACGTGCAGAACATCCCAGGCAAGAACAAGGACATCCGGCGCGCATTCACAGTGCCGGAGGTCATCGGCTTCGAGGGCCAGGGGTCGGACGAGTACGTCTTCGTGTTCGCCGACTACTCACAGGTTGAGCTGCGTCTGACGGCGCACTGGTCACAGGATCCGACACTGCTGGCCGCCTATTCCGACCTGGCGCCTGGGTGGATCGGCAAAGAGCAGGACGTCCACACCATCACACTGGCGGACGTCGTGCTGTCGCGACCTCTGGCGGAGGTGCAGGCGATCCTCAAGGATGAGAGCCACCCCGAAAACGCGGAGGTGAAGTGGCGGCGTAACATCGCCAAGCGGGTCAACTTCGGAATCATCTACGGCGCCGGGCCAGGTGCGATCCAGCGGCAGGTCTCGACCCCGCAGAAGTTCGTCAGCCGCGATGAGTGCAAGCTCTACATCGACAAGTACCTGCAGAAGTACCAGGGGGTGAACTCCTGGATCCAGGTCACACAGCTGCACATGCGCCGCACGGGGTTCCTGCGCAACACGTTCGGCCGGTACCGGCGTCTCCCGCTTGGGAATTCAAAGCAAAAGTGGGAGCGTGAGCGCGCAGGTCGGCAGGGGGTCAACTTCCTGATCCAGGGCGATGCGGCTGACCTCTTCAAGCAGGCGGTGGTGCGTGTGCGCAACTTCCTGCGTGAGCAGAACGCCAAAACGAAGATCGTGAACTTCGTCCACGACGAGATCCAATTTTACTGGCACAAGGATGAGTACCACCTGCTCAGGCCGGTCAAGGAGCTGATGGAGGACTTCCCACAGTTCCGCATCCCCATCATCGCTGAGTTCGCAGTGTCACGACGTGACTGGGCCGGCAAAAAAGAACTCAAGCACTAGGAGACTCTATGCAGCTGCCTCTGATCGAGATCACCATCGATGGCGTCAAGTACGAGAACACGTTCCAGCAGGACGTGTCGATCGACCGCACGAACATCGAGACGGAACTTGCCACGCACGCGGAGAAGTACGCGTACTATGGCTTCCTCTCGTCACTCGCCAAAGCGAAGGCAGCGTACGCGAAGATGGAGCGTGACCAGGTCTACGCACGCCTGGACGCGGAGAAGCGCAAGCTTGCCGCCGCGGTCACCGGCCTCAAGTACACGGAAAAGATGTGCGAGAACGAGGTCATCACTGACAAGCGATACGTCGAGATTGCACACAGGTATCTCGATTTGGAGTTGCTCGCAGACCAGCTGGAGAAGGCAGAGCGGGCGATGTCTCAGCGCCGGGAGATGCTGGTTCAGCTGGGCGGCATCTCACGTCAAATGATGGCACCCCAACGCGTGGTGGAGCAGCAGTCGTCGGTTGCTGCTGATCTCATCGAGCGCTCGCGTGCGCAGACTGCGCCGCAGACGACACCCTACGCTCCCCCGCCACCTCCCGCGCCGCTTGCTGAAGCACCCCAACCTGAAGCCCCGCCTGCACCCGCCCCTGCCCCTGTAGTCGAGACTGCGCCGCCCCGGCGCCGTCGCCAATAGAAAGAAAGGGAATCCGATGGCACCACAAGTTGACCTCTCATGGATCACACAAAAGCAGCAGGAGCTTGCAGCACAGCAAGCTGCCCGCTCATTGGGCGGCGTTCCGTACTGGAACCCGGCCGATGGAACCTCGAAGATCCGGCTTGGGCCGCCGTGGGCGGATAACGTCCGGTCGTTCGAGAAGGAAATCAACATGCACTTCGGCGTGGGGCCAGACGAGTTGGTCTTCACCTGCCCCGGACCCGGGTGCCCAATTTGCGCGCACGTTGCCGCACTCCGAGCGACTGGTGACCCAACCGACAAGGAGATGGCCAGTCGGATGGGGGTCAAGAAGCGCTACTACTCGAACATCGTCGACCTGAACGATCCGGTGTGGACCCAGAAGGACTACACCGAGTTCAAGACCGCCAAGCCGAACGAAGAGCCGAGCTGGGCAGTGGGGCAGACCAAGGTCCAGATCTTCGGCTACGGCGCGAGCATCTACGGCCAGCTGATCAACCTCTTCGCGCAGCTGCAAGAGGACCTCACCAACCTGGCGAGCGGCTTCGACCTGATCATCACGCGGGTCGGTCAGAAGATGCAAACCAAGTACACCGTGATCACGGCGGGGCGCCCCACCCCGTTCCAGGCCCACGGCGAGCTGGTCCTGCACAACCTTGACGCAGTGAACCTGCCCCGCAAGCACGAGGACATGCTGGCCGCGTTGGCGGGGACGGCACCTCCGGGGGGCGCAGCCTTGCCCCCCAACTACGGGGCCGCGCCCCCCGCGATGCCGGCACCGGCTCCCCAGCAGGTCGCGGCTCTCCCGCCGCCGCCGGTCACCCCGCCTGTCGCTCCGTTGCCTCCCAAGGCCGCCAGCGCGCCCGCAGCTGCACCGGCTGCGGCTCAGGCTCCAAAGCCCGCCCCGGCGCCCAAAGCCCCGGCACAGGTCCAGTCCGTCGCTCCCGTGGCGCCTCCGTCCTGCTTCAAGGACAAGACCACGTTCTCGGAAACCGATGTGGAGTGCATCGGGGGAGAACTGGATGGCGAGCAGGTCGACAAGTGCCCCTTCTTCCAGGAGTGCGGGGAGTTCTCCGGCAAGCTGGTCGCGGCGCCGAAAGCTTCACGTCGGCGTGGTGGCGCCGCTGCGGCCCCCGCTCCGTCCCCCTCCGGGGGCGACGGGCTCGAACAGCAGATGCTGGCCGCCCTCAACGGAACGAGGGGGTAACGGACCGTGGCGCGCAAGTCGGCTCTCCTGAAGGATGACGAGGAGACGGAGGACATCCTGAATGCGATCCAGGGTGACCTCAACAAGGCGTTTGGCGAGGACACCGCCATGCGCCTCGACAATCAAGAGACCCTCTCGCGCGTCGATCATTGGGTCTCGTCCCGCAGCATCGTGGTCGATGCGGTGTTGCGGGGCGGGCGCCCCATGGGCTCGTCTCTGATTCCATTCGCACGCCAGATCGAAATCTCTGGCCCACCCAACAGTGGCAAGACCACCTTGTGTGCGCAGATCGCAGCAGAGGTGCAGAGCAAGGGTGGGCTGGTCATCGTGACAGACACGGAGGAGCGGATCGATCACGTCTACTGGTCCGCGCTCGGGGTACAGGTCAACAAGGTCATCCGCATCCACGCAGACAGCATCAAAGAGGTGTTCAACAAACAGTATCGGGCGCTGCAGTTCGCGCGCGACAAGGCAGCTGACAAGCTCATCCTGCTGATCTGGGACTCACTGGGTGGTACGGCCGGGGTCGACATGGTCGACACCTCCAGCAAAGAGGATCCCATGACCCAAGCCGAGAAGTTCGGCATGCGGCAGGCCAAGCAGATCGGTGATGGCATCGTGCTCATCAACAGCGTCATCACCGACACGCGTGCCTGCTACCTCTACACCAACCACGAGTACGAGAAGATCGGCGTCACCTACGGCGACAAGCGGGAAACCAAGGGTGGCAACAAGGTCAAGTACTACGCCACTGTCCGGCTGCGCCTCACGCCCTGCGGGCAGATCAAAGAAGCGGATGCAGCTTCCGGTGAAGAGAATGTCATCGGGCAGAAGATCAAGGTCAAGGCGCTCAAGAACAGCATGGCCGGCGTGCTGAAAGAGAGCGAAGCCCACGTGATGGCGGGCAAGGGCTACGTCAACGAGTACACCGTGTTCGATGTGGCTGAGCGGATTGGCATGATCACGAAGAAGGGCGCCTGGTCCTCCATCACGCTCGGCAAGGACGATTTGAAGTTCCAAGGGTTCAACGGCTTCATGGAGAAAGTGGTACCCCATGCTGACTACCCAGACCTTCTTGCCGCCGTGGCAGCTGCCCTCTAGTGACACGCTCTATGCCGCCGCGTGCGCGGGGGCGCTCTACTACTACGACCTCATGGTGGAGTCGCGCCCGGACTTCATCATTCGGCGCACGCACACGGAAGCACTGTGCGAATGCGGTGTAAGAACAGCGTGGTGGGCCCGTCCGAAAGGCGATCCCGCACACAGTGAACTCGAAGAGCCAGTCTGTTCCGATGGCTGTGGTGGTTGGGCTGCCGCTGACTGGGACATGGATGACGTCGATGAAGAGGATTGCGACTACGACGACCTTGAGTGAAGGCACGGTGGGACTTTGAAACTGCTGCTCTATTCGGATCTACACGCACACCCGTTCAAGCCGTACGCGACGGTGCTCCCGAACGGGATGAACAGCCGCCTGGCTGACACGATCTCGTGCGTGCAGCAGATCCTCGACTACTGCATTCACCATCCCGAGATCGAGGCGGTGCTGTTCGGGGGGGATCTGTTCCACACGCGCGGGCGCCTCTCGGTCCAGGCATTCAATGCCATCTTCGAAACGATCGCGGGCTTCCAGGTTCGCAAGATCCCGCAGCTGCTGATCGATGGAAACCACGACCAGGCGGATCGGCATGGGTCGGTCGTCAGCATCCACACGCTGCGCACGGTGGCCACCGTGGTGGACGCGCCTGGTTGGCAACACCTGCAGACCAGGACCGGTAAGTTCGTGGCTGTGATGGCGGTGCCCTACACCGAGAATGTCCAGCACCTGCGTGAGTTGGTGAACGAGCCCATGCCTTTCTCCAACGGCAGTCCCGTCCCGAAGATCTTCCTGGGGCACCTAGGGATCCAGGGTGCCAAGGTGGGGGCGGACTATGTCTACCCTGGCCCGTACGACCCTGCTATCGCGGATCTGAACACCTCCGCCTTCGACTACGCGTTCCTGGGGCACTTCCACCTGCATCAACAGCTGGCGCCGAACGCCTGCTACATCGGGGCGCCGCTGCAGCACAATTGGGGGGATAAGAACGATCCCAACCGGGGGTTTCTCGTCTACGACACGGACACCAGGACGGTCGAGCGCGTGGCCCTGCGGTCCCCCCATTTCGTTGAGGTGGAGTGGGACCTCCTGAAGATTCCCTCTGCCCAGCAGGGCTTCCAGCACTACGCCACGGATGGGTTCCTGCAGGTCATCGACCGCCGGGTCTGGTCGGAAGACGAGAAGGAGGACCTGCGGATCAAGCTGGGCGCGCGGGACCTGCAGGTGGTGCAGCCTGCTGACGCACAGCCCCAGGTTTCAAACCGGCGTGTGACAATCACCCCGGGAATGGGCTATTCGGAGATCTTGCAGAGCTGCATCGACTCTGGGGTCTTGCCCATGGAAGAGGGCCTCGATCCAGACTACCTGGTCATGCTGGGGGCTGAGATTTTCTCCGAGGTGGAAGATGGACAGTGAACACAAGCCAGACATCCGCGTGGTGGTGACCGCCAAGGACTGCCGGCGGGACACGTTCCGCAGCGGCGGCAAAGGCGGCCAGAACGTCAACAAGCGGGACACCGGCGTACGCTTCACACATGAGCCGAGCGGCGCGGTCGGTGAGTCACGCGAAGAGCGCTCGCAGGTGCAGAACGAGCGCACGGCATGGCGACGGATGGCAAACCATCCAAAGTTCCTGCTGTGGTGCAAGATGCAGCTGGCTGCCAAGGAGCAGGGGTACTTGGACATCGAGCGCAAAGTCGACTCGATGCTGGAGCCGGAGAACCTTCACGTGGAGCTGGCTCCGGAGAAGTGCGTCCCGGGAGAAGCCTCCTGTGACAAGGACGCGATTCGATGACACGTCCGCGTGCTGAACGTGCTTCTGAGGTGCGTGATTTGGTCGTCGCACGTCTGATGACCATCGCACCTGTACCGATTGGTCGGAACATGAAGGAACTGATCTACGCCATCGTCTATGAAGTCCTTCAGCATATCGAGGATGGGTCCAAATGAGGTTCCAGTACCTCAAAATCCAGAACTTTCTGAGTTTTGGACCTGTTCAGACGATCTCGCTGGCCAACCGCGGGTTGACCGCTGTCTTCGGTGACAACAAGGACAGCAAGGGCTCGGACTCGAACGGAGCCGGCAAAAGCAGCATCCCCGAAGCCATGGTGTGGGCGCTCTACGGCGAGACCATGCGCGGCTACAAGGGTGACGACGTCATCAATCGTGTCGTCGGCAAGGACTGTGAAGTGTCCCTGCTGATCGAGGAGGGTGGCAGGGAGTATCTGTTATCCCGATACCGCAAGAAGACAGGCTTGAAGAAGCCGAACGACGTGCGCCTGTTCCTCATGGATGGGGACAAGGTCGTCAACGACCTGACGGGTGGCACCAACCTAGACACCGAGCAGCTGATCCAGACGCTGGTGGGCATGGACTTCACCACGTTCACTCAGTCCGTCATGTTGAGCCATGGGGCGCGCCCGTTCTCGCAGATGACAGATCGGGAGGCCAACCAGGTACTCGAAGACATCATGCGGACGGACACCGTATCGCGTGCACAGGCAGCCACAAAGGGCCGCGTGGTGGAGCGGCAGGGGCAGCTGGCCACCTTGCGAACCAAGATGGAAGGGCTTGTCCAGCAGGCCGACGATACAGAGCTGCGCATCTCCAAGCTGGTCACGCAGCGGGACCAGCATGCCAGCCTGCTGGAGAACCGGCGTCTCGACATCATCCGTCGTCGCGTGGATCTTGAGATCAAGCTCGACGAAATCTATGTCCGGACAGGGCTCGACGCCTTGATGGTCCTGCGGGACCACCAGACCGCGCAGCTGAACGATGCGACGACTGCCCTCAACAAAATCCGGCTTGAGGAGCTGGCAGCCATGCAGGACGTGGGTGCCAAGCGCACCCACCTTGCCCACGAAGAGGGCGGGTACACCGGCCGCCTCCGGCAGATGCAGAGCGATCTGACAAGGGTCAACCAGCTGGTCGGCAACCCGTGTCCGTCGTGTCAGCAGGTGCTGACGCCTGATGCCGCTGATTCGTGTGTGCAGGGCTGGAAGACCGAGACGGCGGAGATAGAGAAGCAGCTCAAAGAGCTGACCAAGCGCAAGGCCAAGCTGGAGACCCAGCACAAGAACCAGGTGGCCAAAGTCACCAAGGGCAAGGCGGATGCGGAGGCACAGGTCAACGAGTTGCGTGCCGTGCTTCAAGGCACCGTGGCTGATGTCCAGAAGCGCGGGTCTGACCTCCAGGCCATCTGTGACCTCGAACAGCAGATCGCTGCGCTCGATGAGGAGATCGAGAACCT